GCTGAAAAAAACTCACAAAGACACTTCAAATTGACAAACGATTGTGAAGTAAAAGCGGTTGCAACGTCGAAAGATGCTCTTCGTGGTTATACCCCGACAATATTAATATTTGACGAAGCCGCGTTTATTGAAGCAGACAACGATTTTTGGTCTGCTTGTATGGCATCACTTTCAACAGGAGGTAAAGTTATAGTCGTATCCACTCCAAATGGATATGACCAAATATATTATGAAATTTATGACCAAGCCCTCAGAAACATGAACGAGTTTAAAATTTCTGAAATGTATTGGTACCGTGACCCTCGATACACGAAAGATTTGTATATGGTCAAGACAAATGATTTGGTTCACTTTTTACTTAATAGAGAGGACTACCCTAAAGACACCGTAGTTGACCTTTCAATTGACAACCCATATGACAGAGACCACACAATAACAACGGATTATATTTCCAAAGGATATAAACCATGTTCCGCTTGGTTTGAGGGAATGGTTAAGAAATTGAAATTTGATAGGAGAAAAGTTGCCCAAGAATTGGAATGTAACTTTTTGGGTTCAGGTGACAACGTATTTGAATCTGAACTTATGCAGAAAATTTCCCATAACCAATTGAGAGAACCATCTGCAAAACTAATGGGAGGTGCGTTATGGATATTTAAAGAGCCCGAAAACAATCACAAGTATGTTATGGGTGTTGACGTTTCGAGAGGTGATTCTGAAGATTTTTCTTGTATTGAAATAATCGACTTCGATGAACGTGAACAGGTACTGGAATATGTTGGAAAAGTACCTCCTGATGTGATTGCGGAAATTGCATATAAGTGGGGTTCTATGTATAATGCTTACTGTGTCATTGATATAACTGGAGGAATGGGAGTTGCCACAGCAAGAAAAATGCAGGAAATGAGTTATTCTGCAGGGTTATATTTGGATAACGTTGACCCTTCAAAAAAATGGAAATGGGACCCGAAATTAAATGAAAAAATACCTGGAATTAATTTCAACTCAAAAAGAGTTCAAATAATTTCATCATTTGAAGAAGCGGTCAGACATGATTTCAAAATTTACTCCAATCGTTTATACAATGAAATGAATACTTTCATTTATGTGAATGGTAGACCTGACCACCAAAAGGGTCATCATGATGATTGTATTATGGCTATGTCAATGGCAATTTACGTAGCAGAAAAATCTTTCCAATCTTTACAAAAAGTTGTTAACCACACAAAAGCCATGATTAATTCATGGACTACTTTTACTTCCGAAAATAAAAATTCGTCTCAATTTTTTAACCCAATGGTCCCACAATCTAACGGTTCAAACGGTCAATTTAGACAAGGGGCTACAAGGGACGATTACCAAAAATATAAATGGTTATTTAGTTAAGAATAACTATTTATTATAACCAGGTAACAAGTAAAATTGAATTATGGCTGATAATAACTTAACAATTTGGCAAAGGCTTTCACAAACTTTTGGTCCTAATTCTTTATTGGGTCAAGACGTACCAACTTTCAAGTTTGACAAAAAAGAACTTTTAAGAACAAAAAGTAGAGATGAGTACGAACGTGAAAAACTTCAAGCACAACAGACGTATTATCTTACAAATCAATGGTCTAAAGTTGAAAACAACTTATATTCCCAAGCAATCTATTACGAACCTTCGAGATTATCCTCACAATACGACTATGAATCGATGGAGTATACTCCTGAAATTTCAGCCGCTTTAGACATATATGCAGAGGAGTCTACAACAACGAATGAAGATGGTTTCATTCTTCAGATTTATTCTGAATCAAAAAGAATTAAAGCAGTATTAGCCGACCTTTTTAATAATACTTTAGATATCAACACCAATTTACCGATGTGGACAAGAAACACATGTAAATTTGGTGATAACTTTGTTTATCTGAAACTGGACCCTGAAAAAGGGATTGTTGGTTGTCAACAACTTCCAACAATTGAAATCGAAAGACATGAGGTAGGGGCTTCTAACAAAATTTTAGCACCATCACAAGAAAAACCTGAAAAACCAAAAGCACTCCAATTTACTTGGAAAAACAAAAACATGGAATTCCAATCTTGGGAAATTGCACACTTCAGATTGTTAGGTGATGATAGAAAACTTCCATATGGTACCTCTATGTTGGAAAAAGCAAGAAGAATTTGGAAACAATTATTGCTATCTGAAGACGCAATGTTGATTTATAGAACTTCGAGAGCACCTGAAAGAAGAATGTTCAAGGTTTTTGTTGGAAACATGAATGATGATGATGTTGAAGCATATGTACAACGTGTTGCCAATAAGTTCAAAAGAGAGCAAATTGTAGATAGTAAAACAGGTAACGTGGATATGAGATTTAATCAAATGGCGGTTGACCAAGATTATTTCATTCCTGTTCGTGACCCAGCAGCACCCGACCCAATTACAACTTTACCAGGTGCAACAAATTTATCAGAAATAGCCGATATTGAGTATATTCAGAAAAAGTTACTTACCGCACTTCGCGTACCAAAAGCATTTTTGGGTTTTGAGGAAGTTGTTGGTGACGGAAAAAACCTTTCACTTCAAGATATCCGTTTTGCTCGTACCATCAATAGGATTCAAAAAAGTATGTTAGCGGAACTTAATAAGATTGCAATTATTCATCTTTTCCTTTTGGGTTTCGAAGACGAATTAGGTAATTTTACTCTTGGTTTGACAAACCCATCTACTCAAGCTGACCTCTTAAAAATTGACGTTTGGAAAGAAAAGATTTTACTTTATAAAGATTTGGTTGCTGACCCGGGTAATGGAATTCAAGCAACATCTTCGACTTGGGCAAAAAAACATATTTTTGGATGGTCAGACGAAGAAATAAGATTAGATTTACAACAACAAAGAATAGAAAGAGCTGTTGGTGAGGAATTAAAGGCGACTCCAACTGTTATAAGTAAAACAGGTGTTTTCGATAACATCGACAAACTTTATGGAAGTCAAACAGGTACCACAGCATCTACGGGTGGTGAAGCATCACCTGAACTTGGAGCTCCACCGCCTCCACCTGGAGGAGATTTGGGAGCACCGCCACCACCGCCTGAAGAACCTGCGGGTGGAGAGGCCCCACCACCACCGCCTGAAGAACCTGCGGGTGGTGCAGTTACACCTGAATCAAGAAAAAAAGATTTGAATATTTTGGTTGAAGAAAACCTAATTGAAGGGGCTAACTTTATAGATTTGGGTCAAGCTCAAGAATCTTTGGGTAAAATTTCAAAAGAATTAGACAAGTTGTTGAATTCATAATATTTATTTGAAAGCCCAAAAAAATGACCTTCGGAAAAGTAAAAACACTTATTGAGAATAAGTTGATAGAGTCCTATCAAAACCAAGACGATTTCAGAAAATTATTACGTGAATTCAAACACAATGTTCTTGAGAATAAAAATCTTTCAAAGATTTATTCTTTGTATGACCAATTGAGCACACCTCAAGGGTTATCAGAATCAGACGCTAAAGAGTTCATCACCGAAGGGATTACACTCATTCAAAATTTGTTGACCAAAATTAAAATGCCAATTACAATATCAGAAATTAAAGATAACTCTTATGAAGATATTGACACTCTTGTCTATATTAGTAAAATAAGTTTGAAAGAAAGAGTCGATGCGAAGAAAAACATAATTGCGGTTTTAACTTCAAATAAGACATCAGTTAAAGAATCTATTAATTTACCAATCAAATCAATGGTCACAATCGCTAATCAAACTTTGAATAATTTTTTAACCTCAATGGATGAATCTTCAAGAAAAGAATTCATGACTTTAATTTCAGAAGATGCTACGACTCTCCAAACAAAATATGAAACTTTAAAAGAAAAAACAATCGGTAAGTTAAATTCAATTTTAGAAAACGAAAAAGAATTCGAACTTAAAACAAAGTTAGCGGAGACGATTGACAGAATAAAACAAGAAAAGTTTGACCAAGTAAATTTTCTTAAACTGAAAAATTTGGAAGAATCAATTTGATTTCTTTTTTTGCACGTAAATAGCTTTCAGAATCTGTGACCTTTTTTTCACAGATTTTTTTTTGTACTCTTTTCTTTCGGTTAGAATTTGGTTTTGTTTTGTTTTGATAACTTTGGACTTAAGTTGTTTTAAAGCCTTTTCCAAGTTATCTCCATTTTTGATTTCAATAATTAACATATTCTAGAAATATCTGGTTTTTTACTAAATTTTTGACTTATAAGATTAGTAGTGTTATTTTTATAAAAATAAACTTCGATAATATGAAATTTAATGAAGAAAGGAAAAAGTGTAAAGTTGAATCTATTCAACCCAATTAAATCTGTCTATGGTACTGTAGATTCAAAAAATTTAAAATCTGTATATATAAACATTCAATCGTGGGTCACCCCCAAATTCGAGTATGATAATTGGAATAGGGTTGTTTGTAATTTGACAAGAGAAATAAAACATTCAGTATATAATTCTATCTCACCAAACGTTTTCAAAGATAAAAGTATTGTTGATTTGGACCTTCGAACAAGCGGTATATCCCATGGAAAAAAATCTTTTTTTAATTTAGAAGTAAATCTATTCATTAATTGTGAAACGGATTTCAAATCGTTAGAAATAAAAGATTCAATAAAAAAAATTGTAAAAACTGTTTTCAAAGAAAATATTGTAAACAATCAATACTTTGTCTTTTCAACATCCAAAAGTGAAAAGTAAGATAAACTAATATGTCTCAATATTTATTAGAAAAAGCCTAATGAAACAATTGAGAATATTAGAGGCGAATGAACTAGGTCACGGAATATTAATAGAAATGGACGCTGGTTTCGTATCTCCGAAAGACAAACTGAACATGGAAATTCTACGTGAATCTCAAAATTTGGATTACAGAAATCCTTTTGAGTTTTATGCGGTTCTTCAAAAGTATAATACACCCAACAGGAATGGTAGATTTTATCCTGAAAATATTTTAAAAAGAGAAGCTGATAAATACAAAACAGCAATATCTAAAGGATTATCAACATCGGAACTTAATCATCCTGAATCATCATTGATTGATTTAGATAGAGTATCACATTTAATAACCGATATTTGGTGGGATAAAAATATTTTGATGGGAAAGTTGAAATTGTTGACAACTCCTGGTTTTCACGAAAGAGGTATTGTATCCTCAAAAGGAGATGTTGCTGCAAATTTGATGAGACAAGGAGTAACTTTGGGTATTTCTTCAAGAGGGGTTGGGTCACTTAAAAAAGTTGGTGAAAGAAATGAAGTCCAAGATGATTTTGAATTGATTTGTTTCGATTTAGTTTCTTCACCTTCAACACCAGGTGCTTATTTGTTTTCCAATAAAGATGACAGAGAAAAATATGAAGAAAATTTGGAGGAAGAAGTTTTACAAAAGGTAAAAGGGCAACAGGTAGAAAAATCTATTGATTTAATGAAAAAATTATCTCATTATTTAGGTAAATAAATTTAATTTATGGACGAAAAATTTTTTGTTGCTAAAATTACCTATGACCTTCCTGATGAGAATACCGGTAAAATTAAAAAAATCAGAGAAGAAAAATTAGTTAAAGGTTTTTCGGTGACTGATGTAGAAGCCAAAGTCACTAAAAGATATGAGAGTTTTTCTCATGATTGGAGAATAACATCAGTATCTGAAAGTAAAATCGATGAAGTTATAAAATAAGTGGTCTTTGACCACTTTTTTTATTTGGTTGATATTTATTATGAAAATCAACCATGTATTTTAACGTAGTAAGTAAGTCAGGACCCACAACAATATCAAGAATATTAAACTCCTCATCTTGGTCAAATTCACTTTCATATATGGAAGGTACAGGTGAAGATTTACAATCAATCGCATTGGTTTCCTCCAATACAAGTGTAATAGTTATCAATGCGTCTTCCAGCAAAATTTACAACATAAGTCTGAAAGACACTATTTCAGAGGCGACATCCTCATTCATTTTAGTTGATGATTCCTATTCATCAGTGGAGACTTGGATTTCACAACAAACAAACAAAACTCCAATTTTAGTCCAACAACAAGAAAAATCTTACGTTACAGTATAATGATTCTAAACTTTTTTTGTTTTTGCCACTATTTATAAGTTAAAAATAATAATATTTTCGTATGCAAGAAAATAAAAATTTAGTACAAGAGGCGCTAATTCAAATGAAACAAGTTGAAGAAGCAATTGCCGAAAATGCAAAAGGAATACTTGCTTCTACAATGAAGGAAGAAATCAACCAATTAGTAAAAGAATCTCTTTCCGAACAAGCTGACGAGGATGAGGTTGAAGCAGAAGTTGACATTGACGTTGAAGATGAAGAATCTGACGACATGGAAACTGATAATGAAGATGAAATGGAAATGGACGACATGGAGTTGGACATGGACATGGATTCTGAAGAAAGTCCAATCGACTTGACAGACGCATCTGACGAGGAAATCTTAAGAGTCTTCAAAGCTATGGGTGAAGATGATGGAATCATCGTAAAAAAAGATGGTGAAGACATCCACTTAAAAGACAATGAAGCAGATACAGAATATCTTGTAAAAATGGGTGAGTCAGTAGATGACCTAAACGAACAACAAAATATGGAAGAAATGTATCACGACATGGATGAAGCAAGCACTGAAGATGTTATTAACGCTATCTTCTCAAAAGATGGAAGTCTTGATGAGATGGATGTCGATAGTAATGACCCTGAAGAAATGGTTTATGAAATCGAATTTGATGATTCTGAAGATGAAATGGAAATGGATTCTGAAGATGAAATGGAAATGGGTTCAGAAGATTCTGATGATGAATTATTTGAATTCGAAATGATGGAAGAATCAGATGATGACGACCAAATGAACGAAGAATCAGATGATGACGACCAAATGAACGAAGAATCAGATGATGACGACGAAATGAACGAAGAATCAGATGATGACGACCAAATGAACGAAGAATCAGATGATGAAGAAGGCGGTTTGGATGAAGCTTACAACCACAAGAAAGCTAAAAAAGTTAGCGTAAACGGTGAAAAGAAGGGTAATGGACCTAAATTTTCTTATGAAAAAACTAAAGGTGGATTCAACGAGAAAATGAAAGAGGGACCTAAATCTGTTGGAACCGGAAACGCTAAAAAAGTAAAATTTGGAAAGGGCGAAAACGCTGAAGTTGGTAAAAATAAAATGGTGAAGAAAGTCGAGGCAAAAGAGTATGGAAGATATTTGGGAGCAGGTAGCAAATTTAGAAAAGGCGGCCTTCCTAAACCAAGAGCTCACTCGAAATTTAACATCAACATTTCAGAAAATTTGCAAGAAGAAGTTAGTTTGTTGAGAGAAAAAAATGAAGAGTACAGAAAAGCATTAAATGTTTTTAGAGATAAGTTAAATGAAGTTGCTATATTCAATTCGAATTTAGCTTATGCAACAAGACTATTCACAGAACACTCAACAACTAAAAAAGAAAAAATAAACATTTTGAGAAGGTTTGACTCTGTTGAAAGCTTAAAAGAATCGAAAAATCTTTATAAGTCTATAAAAGATGAACTTTCTAAAAGTGAAACAAAATCAATCAACGAAACTGTAGAAAATAAATTAAACAAACAAGTTTCTTCAGGTTCTGCGACAACATTAATCGAATCTAAAACATATGAAAATCCTCAATTCTTAAGAATGAGAGATTTGATGACAAAGATTGGTTAATAAAATTAATAAACTAAAACTAAAATACTCAAAAAAATGGGAGCATTATTAGAATCAGGTCTTGTTGGTAACATTGGTCTTAAGCACCTTAAAGTTATCAAAGAAGATACTATCAACAAATGGGACAAATTAGGATTCCTTGAGGGTCTTAAAGGTCACTTAAAAGAAAACGTTGCTCAACTTTATGAGAACCAAGCTTCTTATTTAATCAACGAAGCTTCGTCTACATCTGACACAGGTGCATTCGAAACTGTTGTATTTCCAATCGTAAGAAGAGTATTCTCTAAATTGTTGGCTAACGACATCGTTTCAGTACAAGCTATGAACTTACCTATCGGTAAATTGTTCTACTTCGTACCAAACATTCAGTCATATGAAACTGAATCAGTAAACAACGCAACACACTGGGCACCTTATGGAGCTCCAAACGCGTCTGATGGTCAAACACCAAACAGTGGTTATGACTACAACAACACTAAAGACCTTTATGATAGATTTTATGAAGGTAATGAACCAGCTTTAGACCCTCCAGGTCTTTACGATTATTCTAAAGGTGAGTGGTCAGCAATCACAGGTTCTGTAGTAACAGTAGCTTGGGTTGGAGACTCTCTTATCCCTTCAGGATATTCAACTGACAACTATAGAAAAGTTCTTGTAGTTTTGTCAGGTTTTGCATCTGATGGTGCTGGTAAATTGATTGGACCTGATGGTAACCCAATCGATAACGAATCTTTCCTTGCTGATTTACAAATCAGAGGTGTTGCAGGTAATATTTATACATCTGCAAATACTTCGAACAACTATTTGTTCAGAGTTGTAACTCAAAGATATGGTAAAGGTATCGTACAATACGGAAACAATAACGCTGACGCTCCTTGGCCTAACTCCAAGACTGGCGGTGGTCAATACGATGACCTTTGTGACGCTGAAGGTAAAATCTATCTTGAGGTAGATTTACAAGTTCCTGTTTGTATCTCTTGTGGTGGTTCACTTGACGGTTACACAGGTTCTTCATTCTCTTCATCTACAGCTATTGCAAGTGCATTTGCTGGAACTTACAGAATCTACAAGAACCTTGAGTTCGAAGATAAGATTGGTGAGGTTTCCTTTGACCTTATGTCAGTAACAGTTTCTGTAACTGAAAGAAAATTAAGAGCTCAATGGTCTCCAGAAATGGCACAGGACGTTGCAGCATTCCATAACATTGATGCTGAAGCTGAATTGACAGCTTTACTTTCTGAGCAGGTAGCTGCTGAAATCGATAGAGAAATCTTGAGAGATTTGAGAAAAGCTGCAGCTTGGAACTTGAGATGGGATTACAACGGATGGAAGAGATTAAGTTCTATCGGTGCTGTTCCTTACACTCAAAAAGACTGGAACCAAACGCTTATCACAGCTATCAACCAAATTTCAGCTCAAATCCATAAGTCTACTTTAAGAGGTGGTGCTAACTGGATTGTTGTATCTTCTGAAATCAGTGCTATTTTTGATGACTTGGAGTATTTCCACGTTTCAAACGCAGCTCCTGAGCAAGACCAATACAACATGGGTATTGAAAGAGTTGGTACATTAGCAGGTCGTTACCAAGTGTATAGAGACCCTTACTTCC